AGAGACAGGGTGTTTAATATACACATTACAGGTGGAGGAAAAAAGATGGGGAAAACAGATGTTTTATTTATTCTAAAAAAGAACAACGGACAGTTTTTCAGTGCTGCTGATATTTCAAAGTTTGTTGGACTGAACGTTCAAACGACATACGCAGTGTTAAAAAAACTACACAATTCTGGTGATGTGGATTTTAAAGAGTTCATACCACCACAAGGACCAGTAAGGAGACTTTATGGATACACTAACAGAGATGATACCTTTGAGTTTACTCTTCAACAATTTCAATGTATGAAGAAAGAAGAGAGGTTTGGTTTTATGTCAAGCGAAGTATTATCCAACTTAATGGTTGTAAAAGAACTTAAAGAATTAAACGAGGCGATTAAAAATGGAAGAAATACCAATTCATAGTTGCGGACAACAGTTAGAGAAAAGTATCAGAAGTGAGGACATCTGGATTTGTGTTAAATGCCAAGTGGACGTACCAAAAGAAAACAAAACAAAACGGGGTAAGAAATAAAATGGAAGTAGATAATAAATTTTTAGTAGAAGTAACAGAAGATGGGTTAATTCACGTTATTCAGACCATCACAAAGACAATGAAACTTGAAGAATCAATCATTGAATATAATAAAATGATGCAAGAACACACACAGATCCAACAACAAAAAGAAAAGATGCAAAAGTATATTGATGATAATGAAGCAGAGAAATCATTGAAAGCTCTTGAAGAAAACGATGTAACAGTTAGCAAACTTAAAGATGTTTGGACCGAGAAAACAGAACCACTTATGGAAGAGTATGCTAAGAAAGTTAGGTCAGAAATTGCTAAAGAGAAACTTAAACAAGGTTTTGTAAGAGAAAATGACGTTAACAAGAAAGCTGTTATGAGAGCAAACATTATGGGTAAGGTATCAAATGACTTCCAACTTGACGTAAATCATCCAATTGTACAGAAATTAAGACAAGACTTCGAGAAGATATAATGATAGACGTTCCAGAAATTAAGCTAGTGAACACAGGAAAGCTGATTGTTGATAAATCAAATCCCAACGCAATGAGCACCAAGTCCTACGAAGCACTGAAACGGAACATTGAACGATACGGATTCCTAATCCCAGTGATCACAAACAAAGAGTACAAGATCGCTGATGGTTTCCATCGGTGGAAAGCAGCAAGGGACTTAGGAGTTACTGAAGTCCCAGTTATTGCGCTTGATATTGATGAAGTTGATAGGAGAATGCTGCGACAGATCCTAAACAAATTAAGGGGAGAGCACGATCCAGGAATGGATTCAGTAGAGTACCAATTCATACTGGAGCAGGGCCAAGGAGACATATTCGAGCAATTAAGCACAATGTCAGTAGCGGACCTGGACAACCACATCGAAGCAGAGAACCCAATGAAACTCCAGGAAGATAACTTCGATACTGAAGCAGCACTAGAAATGCCAAAGTACGATGTGAAGAATGGGGACATCTGGGAACTAGGAGATCACCGATTAATGTGTGGATCAGCAACAAGCCCAGAAGATATGGCAAAATTGATGCAGCAAGCAAAAGCCCAGTTAATCCTGACAGATCCACCGTACGGGGTATCATACAAAGGAAACACCAGCAATCCAGGCAAAGATTGGGAGATGATAGAGGGCGATGATTTGAGGGGTAACGATTTATACGATTTATTGTTCGGATCATTTAAACAAGCAGCAAAATACACAGACGATCAACCAGCGGTATATGTTTTTTATAGCTCATCAAACACTCTGATATTCTTTAATGCGTTGATTAAAGCAGGATTTACAACCAGGCAACAACTCATATGGGCCAAGGGCCACGTGCTGGGACACTCCCACTATCATTGGAGCCACGAACCAGTGATCTACGCATCCAAAGAGAAACACGCAAGATGGTTCGGCAACCACAAACACAAAACACTATTAATGGAATTAAAGAAGGGCCAAGTGGCATCGATGGCAAAAGAAGAACTGATAGACTTAGTGATGGAGATCAAGAACCAGAGCACACTCCAAGAGTTTTCAAAGGGCAACGTGATGGATTATGAACACCCAACCCAGAAGCCAGTAGAGATCTATGGGAACTTCATCAGAGTGAGCACTCAGAAAGATGAGATTATATTGGAACCATTCTGTGGATCAGGAACGGCGATCATAGCAGCAGAACACCTAGGCAGGAAATGTAGAGCAATGGAATTGGACCCAAAATACTGCTCAGTAATCATAGAAAGGTGGGAGGCCCTAACAGAAAATAAAGCCGAGAGGGTCGAGAAAGGTGAATGATGAGAACCTTGTAGATTTAAGAACGAGGTCGCCACGAGAAAGAAGAGAGATCTCAAGTAAGGGCGGAAAAGTCCGTTCACCAAAGAAACAATGGGCAAGAAGACTAACTGCTATGCGTAAGAAAGGGCTCACCGATGACAATTATAAACGTATTGTTGCCTGGATGGATGAGCCAGAATCAAGCGCACTTGACATTTTTATGTATCTTGAATCAATTAAAAAACACTGCCACAGCGCATCGCAGATGAATGCGGTGGCCAATACACAAATAAACTTAATGAAAGCGCATCACGGTGAGAAACACAAGACCGAGAATGTGCACCACATAATCAACTGGACAGACAAACTAAAAGATGCCGAAATACGATTTGAAGAAACTGATTAAGGAAATGTTTGGGATTAACTTATATTTATTCCAATTAAAGTTCCTTTACGACTGTTTAAACGGACAGAGGGTTGTGGGGGCCTTCTGCCGTCAAACAGGTAAGTCAATGACGATCAGTATATTGTCGGTGTGTGAGGCGTTGAAGAACCCAGGTGGGCACATAGTTATTGTCGGACCAACAGATAGGCAAGCAGGAGAACTGTTCGCTAAGATCAGGCACTACATAAAATCAGCACCAATCGGATCAGAAGTAGCGTTCAACACCCAGCGAGAAATGACGATGAAGAACGGCTGTCGTATCTCTGCATTCCCTTGTGGAGATTCTGGCGATACTATCAGAGGTATGACAGCCAATGTTCTTATTATGGAAGAGTCAGCATTTATCAAGGACAGCATAGTCAACCAAGTATTATTGCCGATGGTTGCTGCAACAGATGGAAAGATCATCAAGATCAGCACACCGTTCGGAATGAACCACTTTTATAGATCATTTCAAGAAGACGACAACTATATCAGCCACCACTACACCTGGCACGACGCAGTTAAAGTTGGCCACTTCGCACAAGAGTTTATTGATGAGCAACGATTACAATGTAGCAGTATGGAGTTCAGAACAGAGTATGAGGCAGAGTTCATATCTGATGAAGATGCTTACTTCCCTCACACACTTATTGAGAGTTGTATAGAAGATTATGAGTTGATGAGCGAAATATGATAACTTTTAAATATAATTGCCCATTCATGCTAAATATGAAACAAATACCTTGGCAGAAGAAATTAGGCGACAAACATCCAAAAGTTATTGCATATAAGAAGAAAATGTCTGAGAACATGAGCAGACAACGAAAAGGTAAAGCACCATGGAATAAAGGATTAACAAAAGAAGACCCAAGAGTAAGGAAGAACACTCAACATTTGTTTGGTAATAAATTTGGTTGTGTGAATAAAGGGAAAAAATCACCATGGACAAAAAAAAGGAATTTAGAAAACAATCCAATGAAAAACCCACTAATTGCTAAGAAAGCAGGTAGATGTATGAAATTAGAAAAGAATGCTAATTGGTTAGGTGGCAAGTCTTTTGAACCATATGCACCTGAATTTAATAAGGATAAGAAAGACGAGATAAGAACAAGAGATAATCACACGTGCCAAGAATGTAATACAAAGAAAAATTTATGTGTTCATCATATTGATTATAACAAAAAGAATAATTCAAGCTTAAATTTAATTACATTATGTTATAGATGTAATTCATTAGCAAATGGAAATAGAAAAAAATGGACGAGGTATTATAATGAGAAAATGAAATCATATATATTAGGAGCTGACTTGGCAAGGATTTTAGAGTAGTTGATTCTATTCTAACCTTATGGGACAAGACAGCTCAGTGTTCATTATCATCGAACAGGGAGAACCACACCGAGTAGTGTTCATCAAGGAACTCAAGAAGAACACAATGGACCAAGCGATTGACTATATCAAATACTTACACGCTAAGTTTAAGTTCAAGAAGATAGTATGTGATAGCACCGGACTTGGTGCAGGAGTGGTTGATGTATTAGCTAAAGAGTTTAATCACAACCCCGCAATAAGACAAACATCATATAACATCACACCAGAGCTACACGATGTGGTTGTTGGGTTAACATTCACAGTAAAGAGTAAAGAGGACGTGTTCTCTAATCTCAAACTAATGATGGAACAGGGTAAGCTCAAGATCCCTAATCATAAGAAACTCATATATGAACTTAAAGATTTCAGATATGAGATAACAGCAGCAGGTAACATTAAACTACACCACAGTGAGGGAGGTCACGACGATTTTGTTGATGCTTTGGCGTGTGCTGCACACGGCTTACGAGCAACCAAGGTACACAATTTCTTCTTTGGATAAAATGGTAGATTGTATAAAAAATTTAGATAAATGTAACGCAGATTGCTGTAAGTATATCAGCATTCAACACGGCTTTATGTCAGAGGAACGTAAGAGATACTACGAACTGCATAATTGCAAGATTGTAAGAATAACAAGAGAGAAGTTCTTGATCCTTGTTCCGCTCAGATGTTCAGCACTTGGTGAAGATAACCTATGCACATTACACAACGAAAACAAGCCGTCAATGTGTAAACAATTTGATGATGGGAACACGCACGGATATTGGATCCCTCCAAACTGTTTGGTAAAATAAGAATATTATTTATAAACCTTGAACGATATTAAACATATAAACATCTATCACCTCTTTTTCCTGGGGGGTGTATAAAATCACCTCACAGGTTTCCCTCTTATGAATAAAGCATTTGACTGGTACAAAAAAACGAAATCTTACTTTGCTAAAGAGATCCGTTTATTTAGTGGTAGCAACGAAGTAGTTGATACCCAAAACCTCCCATTCTTAGGCAATTGGATGTACGCAGCAAAGATGGGGATGCCCCGTGCAATTAACGTTGTCGAACTTAGACAATTTGCTAAATCTTCCTGGGTACAGATGATAACTAACGCTATCTGTAAACAGGTTATGACAACCGAATGGGCCATTATTTCTGATGATGAAGATGAAGATGTTATGAAGAAGTACGAAGAGAACATTGAACGAGCAACTACATTTTTAAAACAACCCAACCGTAACGGAGATTCGTTCTGGGACATTTGGGTTCCGTGGTTACGGGATGTCCTTGAGATCGATGCAGGAGTTATGTATAAAGGAAGAAACGTTGCTGGTGATTTAGTTGAACTATATTCTTATGATGGGGCAAGGTTCTTAATAAGTCTTAATGAACACGGGATCATTGGTGAAGACTCTAAAGGAGAACCAGCACCAGGATACTATCAATATTCATTCAGACAAGTAAGCGCAGCACCAATACCATTCAAGAAGAACGAAATAGTATATGGGCGGGTTAACACAAACAACGAACTATACCCATACGGTTTCTCACCATTACAAAGCATTCAACAAGAAGTAGAGTTAATGATCCAATCTACTCGATTCAACAAAGAACGATTCAAAAACAGTGCGGTCCCCGATGGTATTGTTAGTGTTCCAATGGACACAGATCAGATGTTAACATTTAAGAACGCTTGGGAAACTGAACTTAAAGGAAGACCCCACAAACTCCTATTCCATAATAGTGATGCATCGTTTACTCCTCTATCAATGACCAATAAAGATATGGAATGGTTAGAGGGGCAGAAATGGTACTTCCACCTTGTCTTTGCTGCATACGGGTTAAGTCCTCAAGAAGTGGGATTCTATGAAAATAGTAATCGTTCAACAGGAGAGTCACAAGAGAGGATAACTGTTAAGAACGCAATTAAACCGTACCTTGAACTTATATCTGCAAAGATCAACAGAGAAATTCTACCTGACTTATTGGGCCACGATGAACTGAAGTTTAAATGGTTCCCAAAAGATGACTCAGCTGAAAAGATTGAACACGAACAAATGATGAGTAAACTTACAGCTGGTGTCTTAACAATTAACGAAGTCAGAGCAATTGAAGGGTTAGATCCAGTAGACTGGGGCGACCAGCCAATGAATATATTTATGCAAGACAGATTTATGGAAAATAACGAAGGAGAAGAGGGAGAAGATAATCCTAAAGACGATAAGGAAGATGATAAGAAACCTAAGTCTGAAGATAAAGAGAAAGAACGTTCAAAACGTGAAATGGAACGTGCAACTCCTGACCTATATCAAAAACTGTTTAATAAATATATGAAAAATGGCGAATGAAGATTCTAATCAACCAGCAGTGGACCAGAATCGTGAGTCCTATGCTGATGATGCAAAAGCACGACGAGTATTGAATGTATTAGATGATGGTACACCTGTTGATGCTCTTAATCCATTACCTGTAGACGCTGGTTCTTTAAGTGGTTCTGTCACATTAAAAGATGGAGATGGGGCAACTCTTGCCGATATTGAAACTGATGGTACTAAAAACGCTTTATATGTTCAAGCAAACGATTTAGATATTAGAGATTTAGCTTCTGGAAGTGATAGTGTTGCCGCAGTACAAAGTGGAACGTGGAACATAACTAATGTAAGCGGAACAATATCATTGCCAACAGGGGCAGCAACTTCAGCATTACAATTACCAGATGGTCATAATGTTACTGTTGATAACGCCTCACTTGTTGTAACAGCCACAGATTTAGATATTAGAGATTTAACAAGTGCAAGTGATGATGTTAGTGTAACCACAATTAAACCTGACGGAACTAACACTATGCCAAGTCTTGACGCTGTTGGCAGAGCTGGTTTTGTTAAAATAACTGATGGAACGAACACTGCATCAGTTAATACTGACGGGCAAATACACACAGTTTTACGAGGAAAAATTGATACTAACAATTCTACAAGTTCTAATTTAGGTGCAGGAGCAGCGTTTACTGGAACAGCAACAGACACGTTAGATTATTCGTCTTTATCTTTTATGGTTTATTCAGACGTAGCAAGTGCTACTGATGGTTTTGACATACAATATTCTACTGATGGTTCAACAGATTGGCATTCAGGAGAAAAATATACAATTATTGCTGGTGCTACAAAATTCTTTACACCAACATTACAAAACAGATATATGCGTATTGTTTATACTAATGGTGCAGCACCACAAGGAGATTTTCACATTCACGCAATATTAAGAAAAGTTCCAATGAAACCATCGTCGCACAATATTGATGACCCGATTATGGACGAAGATGATGCTGAATTAGTTAAAGCCGTTATAACAGGTAAAAAAGCTAATGGTATTTATGATAATGTAAGTTTAACTAACGGCGGAAATATGAAAGTTTCGCTTGAAGAAATGGACTCCGGTGCGTTAGGTCAAGATACAATGGCCAATTCTTTACCAGTAGTTATTGCAAGTGACCAATCAGATATAAGTATTGATGACGGTGGTAATTCTATCACTGTTGATGGTACTTTCTGGCAGGCAACTCAACCCGTTTCAATAGCACAAGATGTTATGTTGGGTACAGATTTCTCTAACGTGTTAGGTGCAGCGAGTCTTATTCTTGCAACTCAAGCTGACGATATAGCAAACACAGTTGATGGATTACAAACAAGTTCTTTCGGTTATGTTTTTGATGGTACTACCTGGGACAGAATGCGTGGAACTTCTGCTGATGGTGTGTTAGTAAATCTTGGTGCTAACAACGACGTTACTATAACAAGTGGAACAGTTACAACTATTACAAACAATGTTAATGTGAATCTTCAAGATGGTTCAGGGACAGATATAACTTCTTCTGGTGGGGCGTTAGATGTTAATCTTGCAAGTAGTGATATAACTATTACTGCCAATATCGAAGGTGATTATGTAGATGACGCTACTTTTACTGTTGCTTCAGACAGAGGTTTAGCAGTAGGCGGTGTTTTCACAACGGACACTATTGATGCTAACGATTTCGGTGCATTCAAGATTAATTCTAAAAGAGAACAATTTGTTGTTCAAGATACTGCTGGAAATCTAAATATGACAGAAGTAAACTCTGGCACTATTGCTGGAGATACAACTTCTATTGATGGTAAGATTACCGCTTGTAACACTGGTGCAGTTGTAATATCTTCAGGCACAGTAACAACTATCACTAATGATGTTAATATTGCAGATGGTGGAAATTCAATCACTGTTGACCAAGGAACTCACGATAACTTTAACGCTAATGCAAACATTCAAGTTGCTGATACAGATGCAAGTACATCTAATCCAGTTCCAATAAAACACTCAATAACAGGAATAGGAGATGGGGTTAAAACAGTTACAAGTGCAGGGACTGATGTGGTGTTAGCAGGTTCAACTGCTTGTAAGAGAGTTACTATTCAAGCACAAACAGATAACACAGGACTTATTGCTGTTGGTGCAACGGGAGTAGATGCAACTGAAGCTACAGGCACAGGTATAATTCTCTTTCCAGGCGACTATTTTGAATTTGAGATAGATAATCTTGCAGATGTTTTCATAGATTCAACAGTAAGTGGGGAGGGTGTGAGATTCACATACTTTACATAAGATGCCAATTGAAAGAGCAAGATTGAAAATTGAAGAAGAAGATGGTACACCAACAGGTAGACCAATAACTTTGAAAGTAAGTAATACCACATTAACTGATAACGGAGATTATACTTCTACTTTATTCAGTTCAGGCGTTGCTGTTGATAGTTCGGCAACCTCTGGTTATCTTGGGAACGCAATCGGTGACGGAGTATTAAGGGCGTCAGCACCATTAACTTATACTGATGGTGGAAATTTTGTAACATTAGGAGTTGACCAATCAGCAATAGACCACGGAACTCTTGCAGGATTAGGAGACGACGACCATACACAATATTTGTTATTAGCAGGTCGAGCAGGAAGTCAAACAGCTTATGGTGGAACTGCAAGTGGCGAAGATATGATAATATATTCAACAGCACACGCAACTAAAGGAAGAATTAAATTAGAAGATAACACATTTATTGGAGATTATGCAACTTATGCTGCAACTTATGGAGCACCAGCAAGTAATAGAAAATTGATAGTTTATGGTCAGATTGAAGAACATAGACTTACAAACTTCACATTTAAACCGATTGGAACTTCTGTTGCTTGGCAGAATTATGGGTATCAAGGTATTGGTGGATTAGATTTCTTTAGAGCACAAGGTTCTGATGGTGCAGAAGCAAGTATAGTTAATGGTGCAATTCTAAACGAAACACGTGTGTGGGGTTATCACGAGAATGGTGGCGGTGTTGCTGGTGGTGCATATTATCAAGCGGCAGAAATGGGTTTTACTGTTGATGCAGCTATCGGTGCAAGTGCAGAAGTGCCTTGTAGGTGGGAATTATCATTAACAGCTGACGGAGCAAGTACACCAACACAAGCATTAAGAGTTGGGAATGATGGTAATATGCGTGTTGGTTCAACTAATAGTGCGGCTGTAAGTAAACTTCACGTTGAAGGAGATATTCGATTAGGTACAGGAAGTGGAGACCCTTTCATTTACTTTGATTCAACAAGCGATGGAATTATTACTTGGGACGTTAGTGAGACTGAGTTTGATTTTAGCGCAGACATTAATGTTACTGGTGGTGGAATATTCACTGACCAAGTAAGCGTAACGAAAACAACTTCAACAATTGACGATGCAGGTTTTACTGCAGATATGACTTTAGGTGCAGATGTTGATGGTGTTGGTTGTTATGCAGCAACATTTACTGGACTTACTGCTGGTGGGACTTCAGGAAATCTTACTTTTGGTTATGCAGCAGAACCAGTAGGAGACAATAATGATACTAACCACACATATATTAGTTATCTTGCAGAACCTTTTGTTTCTAATGGTGGTTCGGCAACATCAATGGGATTAAACATTGGCACAGGATATGCTTATTCAGTTTATTCAGCCTCTGGTTCTGGACAATTCTTTTTAGACGCAACACAAACAATTAACGTTGATGGGACTACCACATTACACACAGGAACAACACCTCTTGTTGACACTTTTTTACGGGGAAATACCACAGATATGATTTGTTATTCAGCAAATGTAACTTCAACAGGAATGACTGGTTCGGAGAAAGAACTTACAGGATATGCAACAACAATGGTAGGAAGTGCATCTGATGATGAAGATGCTTCATTAATCGCTTATAGTTCTGGGGACTTCACCGCTAATGGTGGTTCTGCTTATAGTATAGGTTATTTAGTTGGTACAGGATATGATAGTGCTTTGTATGCTGAAAGTGGAAATGTTGCCTTTGCAGATTATGGTGCAAGAATATTGAGTTTAACCGAAAGTGAAGGTAATGGGAATGATTTAGTTATTTATGCTGGTCCAGGTTATACCTGTCTCTTATACACATCTGACGC